AATATTTAAAAGGTTCACCTTTAGGGCCTTTTAACTTTTCAAGCTGTTCTGGTGTAAGTTGTACACTTGATGTATACCGACTAATTTCAGATTTCTTTACATAGTCACTTAAATTAGCCCTAGCAGCATAATTATTATCTGCATAGACTCTAGATACAAAAGTATCATTAATCGCCGCTGTCGTCATATAACTATTAAGATCAGTTTTCTTAGAATACGTATTATCTGCAAAAACTCTAGATACAAAGGCGTTATTAGCCGCTGCTGTCGTCATGTAGCTATTTAATGTAGACTTAGCAGCATAGTTATTATCTGCAAAAATTCTAGATACAAAAGTGTTACTAGCTGCCGCTGTCTTCATATAGTCGCTTAGACTAGCTTTAGTCGCATATGTATTTTCTGCAAAGAGTTTAGATACATAATAGTTATTAAGTGCCGCTGTCTTTACATAGTCACTTAAATTAGTTTTAGTAGCAAATGTAGTATCACAATATTCTTTTGTAGGATAAGCGGATAAATCTACACTACCGCCAGTACCAGGAGGACCAGGAGGCCCTGGGTCTCCTTTTGGGCCTTTTAATACCGCTAATTGCTCAGCGGTGAACATATCATAAGTAAAAGGCTTTCCGTCTTTACCTGGTTCACCTTTAGGACCTGGGTCGCCATTAAGGCCATCTTTACCAGGAGCACCAGGCGGTCCAGGAGGACCTTGCAGCCCTCGCTCACCGTTTAATCCGTCAATACCATTTCGACCAGGTTCGCCAGGAGGCCCAGGAGGCCCTTGCTCTCCTGGGTCACCCTTTGGTCCTTGTAGTTTAACGATTTGAGTATTATCTTTAACTTTGATCGTTTCGTTATCTTCGTGAATGTGTAGTTCGTCCATCATTTCCCCCTATTGCTAACGCCTTCTACTATAGTAATTTGTCCTTTAACTAGACATTTGATAGGGTGGTCGCCACTCCAAATAAATAAGTCCCATTGATATTTACCGACTTCTAAAGCCTTTGTATCAAGCGAAAGAGTGATTTTAGATGCCTCATCGCTTTCTAGCTCATCAGTAGATACGTCAATATCGAACTTAGCTTTATATTCTTCGTCCGGCGAATATTTACGAACACAGGCGAACAAACTTTCACTTGCAACAACATTGTTATAACCAATGCTAAGAGAAATCACTTCCCCTTTAATTGCATTAAAGTTGTGTAGGACTGGTAGTTTCATCTTCGTTTCCCTCGTCCAATTCCATTAAGTCGTTATGGATACAGCCCTCTGTTGGGCATGTGCCATCTTCGTTTAAAGTTGCGTAACAGAATTCGCAGAACTTCATCACAGGGATGTCGCTTTTAATTTCAAATGCTTCCATTATTTCACCGCCTTAATTTTTAACACCATTTCTTGATTGAGTTTCTTGAACTGTTCTTGCAAGTCTGTAATATCGCCGTTAATTAGTCGGCGTCTTAAAAGCATTTGTTCTAATGTTTCAAAACGATCATTGTAATAACTTCTAATTTCGGCAATCTTATCAGCTTTCGTCGGTTCTTTGGCTTGCGGTTCAACGAACTTGCCGTTTACATAGAATTTACCTTTCATAAATTCATCTAACATTGCATCGCCGTCGGCAGAGTAAATATAATCCGCCGCATCCGGCCATTCTTGTTTAGCAGTCGCTAACAACTGTTCTTGCGTTACTGTATTATCAACAAAGGACGTAATTCGTTCGCCCATTTCGTTTAATACAAATACATATTGGTTCATGTGTTTTCTCCTCCCCTTATGCCATGCCTAATGCAAACCAGTAATACGATGCTGCATATCTATCACTTGCAACAAACACAGCTTTTGTATTGTTGCTTTCACCAGCAGAATTTGCAAAGTATCTAGGTGTATCAGAACCAGACCAGTATGCATCAATAGCATTAGCCATAAACATCGTAGTAAATCTAATAGGGAATATGACTTCCGATTTTACAACATTATCTTGTCCACCAAACCCCCACTGGATAGTAAATCCGTTTGCAAATTTAACATATCCTGCATTAGCGTCGAGTTTAGACGCTACGATTGCGCCTTGTCCTAATAAGTTTTTGATTGTAACAAGTGTACTTGCCGGGGAGTCGTTCCAGTTCGCACTTCCGAGAATCGCCTTAATTTGGTCTGTGATATTGGTGTGCGCACTTGTATCACGATTATGGGAATCTAGCGCCCCTCTTGTTAGATATGCCGCATCAATCTTCTTAACAGTTACGTTCGTAGAATTACCGATTACTACATCTAAAGAAAATACTTTAGAATTAATCGGTGTCTCCTTAGACGGAATATAGGATGCGTAGTTACCGCCGTTACTATATGCGATTAGTCTAGCCGCAGAATCAGATTCGCCCTCAAGGTTAGCATACACGCCTAACTCCCTAGCGAAGAATCCACTAGTTACCGTGCTATTGCTAACGGCAAACTCAATTCTAAATTGGCCATCGCCTACGAATTCACCGCCCGAAGTGAACGGGCACTCTAATTTTGGGGCTAGTACAGAGGTCATAGTATCGATATTTTGATTATCAAGCTGACCGTCACCCGTAACTAGCTTAATATATTGCAACTTCCTACCTGTTGCTTGCGATCTTGCGATTAACTCCCGGCCGTAATTGGTTAATCGTGTATTTGGATAAATAGAAGCCATGTGTTCTCCTTATACTTTAATTGTTTCTAATACGTCGAAGCTCATGCCTATGTTAATGTCAGAGCCTACTTTGAAGTCAAACTTATCTAATGCCGCTCCAACATGGAAGGATTCATATACATCAGATATAGCGCCTACATATATTTCGCCGTTAAGGTTTGTAGTACTTTTTGTCTTGATGATTAAGTTCTTAGGTATTAACGGCTCCACATAATCGACGATATTATTGAGCTGTGTTTCAAATCCATCGACTACATCTAGCCAGTACTCATATCTATCGGAGTTAACAGAGTGCGTTACCACATGATTACCAAACTTAAAGTTAAGCATTTCTTGTACTTTAGGCATAGTAAAAGGACGCTGCCCGATTAATACCGATAGTATTTCGCTTCTACGCCCTTCTGTGTCTGTCAAATCCGGAGGATTGATACCTAATATTTGTTCCCATGCTTCAAGCCCGTAATCTGCAGCGGTATAGATGTATTCTTCTTTAAAGATATCTAGCATGATATCCCATAGCAGTTGCAGTTCTGCAGATTCTACTCGATAGATTTCTTGGATATCCCGAGAATCTCGAGTTAACGGAACGGCGAATTGTGAGATATCAATATCTCTCTTAAAAATACCGAAATCTGTAATCATACTGCCACCAAAGTAATCGTCCCTACTACTGGGATTTGATTATCCTTCAATTCAAGCTTTGAAACAGAAGCACCGTTTATAGTAATCCTACCGACGTCAAGAACATTAGGCAGTTCGACCATTAAAGCAGTTACAAGACTAGTCCGAAGAATAATATGTTCCTTCTCGTCTTGATTACACCATTCCTTAGCACGTAGAATCAATCGTTGCTTGATAGCGTTCTCTGCAAGTGTTTGAATTTCGTTAATGTTGTGCCCGCTCATCATAGTTACTTCAATTCGGTAGTTGACTGTCACAGGGTCAGCCTTCTCGATTGTTACAGTATGGCCAATAGGAGCGAGCCCATATCCTTTGCCTTTTGGCGCGGGGTCTATAACGTTCTCTACTTCCTTAATAAGCTCGTCGGCTGCGGGTTTGTAATCACTGTTCAACACTACTAGCTTAACCGTACCGCCACCATTCCAACAGCGGTATACTTTAACACCACCTACGCCAGGGATAGCTAATACCTTTTCCTTGTAATCCGCACCATTACCACCATAAGCTTTTGATTTCAAAGCATCAAAGTACCGTTTACGGAATACTTCTGTATCTTCTTCATCTTCACCAGGCGTGATATTTTTCAATATCTTAGCGGAGGTAAGGCCATTAATACCTTGTATTGGCGTAATATCACCTGTAGTCGCATTAGGAGTGCGTCCGTATTGTTCACATTTGAGCTTGTACTTATGTTCTGTGTCGTCGATTACCTCTGTTACAACAAAGTTATATTCGTTGTAATTAAATCGAGAGCCAATCGGTACCTCCATATTGAACTGAGCTTCAAATTCGCCTTGCGTCGCAGGTTCCGGGTAAATATTAAACTCCGCAGCACGAAGTATTAGGAATTCCCGGTCTGCGGTAGTTGCAAACGCTTGTTTCAGAATCACATCGGCTAGGATATATAGTTCTGCAAACTCAACGCTTGCCGGAGCTGTAGCATCGTATATAACACTACCTTCGCGCCGATCGAATTCATCTTTAACTCTATCGAGCATTCGTTTTTCAATTCGATTGGCCGTCATATGCTCATACAATACCTTTCACCCCTTTCTTGATTTTTTGTAGCGTACCATAAATGGTATCTACATCAAACTCAACCATGACGTCACCACCTTCGTGGCTAAAATCAAAGTTGTATACTTTAGTTATTCTGTCGTCATTCAGTAAAGCCTCTTCTATACGACGCTGTAACTCAGCGTATACATATGGAATTGGCTGACCGAATAAGTCCTGTAGTTCGATGCCATAATTCCAGCTGTAAATAATATATTGGTACCGCTCCGTATTGATGATTTTGTATATTGCTTGCTCCATGGCACGCAACTTATCCGCATATCCTCTAATTTGGCTATCCGTTCTAAAATCAACATCATACGTGTGCGACGGTTCAATGTAATTCACTGTGTCAGGAATAAGCGCATCGTTATTTTGTTTTGGTAATAGTAAATTATCTGCCATTACTTAGTCGTGCACCCCCTATTCGGGTTATACCATCGGTCTAACGCTATGTAACGCTGTCCGCCGGTTTCCTTCAGCATAATGACCTTATCGCCCATCACTAATTGGTTATGAACGAGATACTTCTTACGGCCTACGTAGTCATGGTTATGGCTAGCAAATTCAGCCATACCTCCGCCACCTGCTCGGTTTTCTGTAACATGATCAACGCTCATCTCCATAGTCCATTCGCAGGTGTTTTTGGTAAGAATAATATTCTCTTCAGGTACAGTTAACTTAGGGTCAATCTTAATAGCTAGCGGTGATACACTGACAACTTCGCCGACGATTACTTCCATAGGTTCGCCGTTCGATATAACGGTGCTCGCTATTTCCTTAATCGTATTAACGATTTTCATGTATTCGCTATCCATTATTTAGCCCCCATTCGAATAATCTTAGTTGGTGCTTCGTCATTATGCCATGCATAATTTGCGTTGCCGTATTTCATAGCATAACCTCGGCTTGAAGAGTTACCAAAGCACCCGCCTGCGCCATCAGCGATTACGACATGATCATCGTCGCCGTAAATCAATAAATCGCCTTTATTGGCATAGCCGTTAAACTGCTCGGTAACATAGCCTTTCGCTTCTAGGTTTTGGCGAAGTGTAGGAACAGATGCCGTCCCTTTGTCATATTCTGCTTTCAAATCAGAATTGTACCAAGACCCAGTAGCGCATACTGTGTCAGCGCACCCTACGCTACCATATTGAGATACTCGGCCGTCATTGGCGCTGAATGCGGTATCGACTTGACCTGCTGTACCGCCTGCCCCAGTAGCGACTGCAGTACCTTTGGTTTTCTTAGCAGCTTCAATCTTCTTAACCGCTTCAGCATCTTCGTCTTTTGCAACTTCATAAGCTGCGTCATTATCAACGTATCGTAAATCTAAATCCATTCCGTGAAATCCTGTTTTAAACGTATGAGTAACAGATGTTACCATCATGTAATTATTAACAATCATATCGCCAAAGTTTCGGTTAATGTAAACCAACGAGCCACCACGCACACGCACATCGCCAATAACATTTTTTAACTTAATCTCACGGCTCTTCTTGTTTTTGTGAGCCATGATTGCCTTGGCTTGCGCTACTGCGTTGATGTCCTTTTCTTTAGGAATGAGCAGATACTGTAATCTACCCCATTTCTCGATGTTCTTATCGTCCTTGGCTATGAATGTGTTCTCCAACTTACTTGATGCGCCATTCGGGACTGTACGGACGATTTTTACATAGTTGTATGTTTCCTTGTCTATGGAGGTCGTGTACTGCACATCTTCCATACACTCATCGTCAATGTAAATATCAGTCTTCATAGTCTCAAACGATGCTAGCCGTAACTCGCCCGCATCATCATACAAATGGTAGAATGCATGATTAGGCGTGTAAATAGCCGTTTTATCGAGTAGTTGGCATATCATTTCTTGCAGTGACTTATCTTTGAATATGGTTTGAGGTTTCTCCGGAGTTTTCCACACGGTATCGTCCATATAACCACATTTCAACCCAAAGTCATCGGCCACCATTTTGATGAACTCAGTCGCAGTCATAGCTCCGATAACATAGCAGTCTTTGTTCTTGAGATAGCGTATCTGATCATAGCAAGTTACTGATATAGAGTTCTTACCGTCACGCTGTTTCTCAAAGACATACCCAAAGAACACCGCTCCTCCGTTTAAGGTGAACTTAACTGTATCACCTTCTTCAAAATTGAGGTTAGGGTCTTTAGGTACTTTGAATGTCATCTTACTTGGAACACAGTCAACTGCTCTCGTAATTTGTACGCCGTCTTCAGGTTCTATGAGCCATAAATCACCAGTGCTTTTGTTTCTGATGGTTAGCTCATAGTGTAGTTGCGTAGGCATGGGTAACGGAATGATAGTGCCTTTGATTTGAGATTTTTCGACTGTTTTCTTTTCATCTATAGCCATTCGTTATTACCCTCTCGTTTAAGCTGGACGACTTGGCCAACTCCCAAGATAGCCGGTACAGCGATTTTGTTAAGCGCAGCAATTTGGAATAAGTTATCCGTATTGCCCAGTTGTTTTTTAACGATTTGCTGTAAAGTCTGACCTTTGGACACTTTAGCAGTAGATGCTACAGCCTTACCATCTGTTGGTCTGTCCGACTTAACGCTTCCTTTTGCAGTACCATCCTTATCGGTCTTCACTTCAATTCGTTTAGCACCCCAAGGCTTCCACTGTTTCAAGGTAACACTAGCATATGAGTCAAAGCCATTATCGGCATCTTCTTCTATGACGTAGTTTTCAAGCGTACACTTCATGTTAGTCATGGCTAGCATCTGTCCGCCTGGTTTCATTCGTACCACGATAAATTGGAAGATCGTCTTTGTGGTCTTAAGCTTTTCGAGTTCATCGATATAGTACTTAGCCTTCTTAGACTTAAAGAGCAAGGACTCATTAAATGGATAATCGGAGTTTGGCAACAAGAATTTAAAAGCAATATCAGTAAGCCCTGCGGGTTTAATAACGTTAACTTCGCCTTTGCCCAATAGCTCCATTGTTTCGTTCTTGCCATTGATTGTAGTGACTAATTCTTTAGGGGGAATCGGTATCTGCATCGTCCCCATATAGAAGTAATACATTTAGATTCCCTCCCTTTGAATTGCGAACGCGTCTTTCAAGCCTTTCGAGATTTGACTTGTAAAGCCGTCTAAGTCAGTGCCGTTGTTGATTTCTACATCGTTATTCATTTGAATGTGAATCACATTGGCATCTTGCCATTTCTTCAACGATTTATCGATAGCGCTTTCACGGAGTGCCTTGATTTCCTCATTTGTCATGTCGATAGACTTGGCAATCTTGCCTGTGTTCTTGGCAGTTTTACCTGTATTTTTCTTAGTCTTATCGGCCGCATCATGATCAGCACCTGGAGTAATTTTGCTAGCGTCGAACTCTTGAGGAGTTTTAACACCAGGCATGCTAGGCATCAAATCACCAAGGCTAAGGTTAGCCCCAATGTTATAGCCTTCGCCGAAAGCTCCTGTAACGCTAGAATAATCCATCTTGCCCATGACAGTAGTTTCACCGCCGGCAATCTCAAATCGTTCTATTACGCCAGTAGACCCGCCTACCTTATCGATATTTACGCCTGGGATTTTATTAATCGCATCGATAATATCGTTAATTCTAGCTTTCACGAATTGCCAAATACCATTCCATATATCGATAAACAAGTTAGCGACTGCATGTAACGGGTCTTTGAATACGTTGGCCAAGAAATTAACAAATGCTGCGATGATGTTCCATCCCAAAGCAAACACATTGAAAATAGCGGAACCGAACGCCCAAAAAGCACCAACTACGATTCCCAGCACGCTAATATTCGCTTCACAGAAATAGTTAATAGCCTCTACCGCTAAGTAGATTACGACTATAACTGCAACAATCAAACCGATTACCCATGTTAACGGGCACGCGTATAATGCGGCGTTCAATCCTTCTTGAGCTACAATCATTGCTAACAGAGCAGCAGTTTCTGCCCAGTCTGCTACGGCCTTAATCGCCATAGCACCTGCAGCGAGAATCGTTCTACCGGCTGCTATACCGGCTTGGATTGCATAAAACGCCATAACCCCGCCCAATATTATCATTGCTGTATACATGATAGACGAGTGTTGTCTAACAAAGTTAGATAACGTGTTAAATGCCCATACGGCAGTATTAATCGTTTCGCCGATAACACCTACCAGCCAATAGAATACCGGTGCTACCGTTTGGATAGCTCCCGTTACGTTGTCTACTAACTCACGGACGCCCTCGCTATTAGCAAGGTCGGATATTCGCTGGAATACAGGCTCAAACGCCCGAATAGCTTTATTCTTAATCGACTGCATATGATCACCCCATGTTTTAGGGAGTGATTCAAACTGCTTTTCAATCTCAGGCAAGTTATTCATAATAGCGTTTTTAATTACTTCAGCGGTAATCTTGCCTTCCGATGCCAGCTTCTTAAGTTCGCCACGAGATACGCCCATAGATTTCGCAATGATGTTTTCAATCATCGGCGCGTTTTCAGCAATAGACCGGAACTCGTCACCTTGTAATTGCCCACTGGCTAAGCCCTGCGTTAACTGAAGCATGGCGTTCTTTTGTGCTTCTTTCGATGCACCGCCAATAGCAAATACCTTTTGGATACCCTCCATAAATTCTACGGCTTTTCTTGGGTCCGGGAACGCATCATGTGCGGATTGAGATACCTGGATTACAGCGTCAGCCATTTCCAAATATCCACCCCTTGCACGCTGTGCGGATTCAAATATCTGCTTATTTAGGTAAATAGCATTTTCCTGGCTTCCGGCTACCAATTTAAGGCGGGCTTGCACCTGCGCCCATTCTGTAGCAGTATCTTGAATCGATTCGATGGCGCCTTTTATAGCGCCAATGCCATTCATCACGGTACTAGCCAACAGGTTACCGGCGAAGCTGTTCATGATCCCGCCCATGCTAGCTTTTAGCGTTTCACTAGCATTCGATACACCGTTCATCTTATTGTGTAGCGTGTTCATGGATTGATAGGCTTTAGTTGTTGCGTTTGCGGCTGCGTTCATAGCATTAGGAATATTAGTAGAGAGGCTTATATAGTTAGAAAGTGTAGCCATTCATTACCCCCTTTTTGCCTTATTCATTTCATCTTGCTCATCTTTAGCATGTTGCTGAATAAAGGCAATTACTACAGCCTTTTCATTCATGTCCATATCCGCAAAAACAGAAGGTCGCATATGGTATTTAACAAATGCCAAATATGCGAACATCGTTTCTGTTTCATTGGATTCTAGGAGTTTTTTACTTCTTTTACCTTATCTTCCATGCCAACATCATAGCCTTGGGCTTCTGTTACTGCCGCCAAAAGGTCAGCGTATTCACCTGGTGTGAGCATTGCTTTTACGAGCTCAACTGGTTCGGTAACGCCCCAGCTATCTTGAAGTTCCGCATCATAAAGATTAGGGTAAGTGATTGCCTTAGATAGCACATCTTCGTTGTATGCAGTCGCATCAAAGCGTTCTTCAGATTGACGAGTGATGCGGTCTGTAATGCGTTTAGTGTATTTCTTACGCATCTTTTCTGTTTCATCAGTAGCTAATGTTTTAATTTTCCATGCTACTGGCTCGCCATTCACTTTAATACGTTTAGATGCTACGTATTCTGTTTCGTTGACTACATCAACGTTTTGTTTAAGGAATGCGCTTAAATTTTCAGCCATTGTAAAAACCTCCTAAAAAAGGGAGCAAGCACTAGGCTTGCATCCCGTCTAATTCATTAAAGTGTTGAACATACTTAACACCTTCATACGTGAAGTTGTGTTCTTGTTCGATGTATTTGCCTTCAGCGTCGAATTCAGCTGCTGTCAATTCGTCAAGGTTCACGCCTTTTAAAATTACAGAACGGCGACCTGCTTTAGAAGTAGGATCGTTGTTAACTACTTGCATGTCAAAGTATGTATCCACACCGGTTTTCAAGTATTTTTCAACCATCTTATCGAATAAAGCTGTGTTGTGGTAAATTGTTAAGCTACCGCTGTATTCTACGGAGGTAGACTTATTGCCTGCACCGATACGGCCCAAGATTGCCACTTTTTCTTTATTCTTTTTAATTTTTGCGCTAAGTTTCTTAGCCTGAAACAGTAAGTATCGGTTACCGTTCTCTACGATATAGCAAGACGCTAATTTAGAAGAAACAACGTCAGCTGCATCCATCGTTTTCAATGCATCTAAAATTTCATTTTCCATGCGTTATCCTCCTAGGCTACTACAACAGTCATGTACAATTTTTCCATAGCCACAGTAGGCTGTAATTGTACGTTAACCAATACATCTTCCTTGTTATCGCCTTGCGTAGGTACTGGGATATCCTTATCATCGAAGTTTTGGATAGCACGTACCTTTTGGTATTGCTCAGCAAGATATACAAGGTCGCCCCATAAGGACTCACGACCAGCTTGGTCATTAGGGGATTTATCAAGATGTGTTTTATTGAACAATCTAGCGCCGTCAACTGCCCAGTTATCCAATACACGAATGACTTGGTTAAGAGAGAAGTCGCGGTTTTTAGCTTTACTGAATTCAGTAAATGTGTTGATGTCTTTCAATACACGAACGTCACCTTGGATGTTACCACCAACGGAGTCAGTAACATTGTGGAACATAAACATGCCGTCCTTGATAGCTTGTTCAAGTTCGAACTGTTTGTACTTAACGTTTACAGTGTATTCGCCATCGTAGATCATATTACCTACAGTAGCGTTGATGTTACAAGATGCTTCTTGACCTAATGTCCAGTACACCAAAGAGCCTTTTTCAGCGCCTTCATCTGTTACGTCATTAAGGATAGAGATAACACCTTCGTAGTTGACTTTAGTCTTACCATGAATTACTAATTGGAATTTAGCACCGCTTTGTTCACGGCAACGTTTAGTAAATGCAATAAGCAAGTTCTTAATTGTGTCGTCCGCACCAGCGTAACCCAAAGTATTGAAGTAGTAAGGTTCAAGCATATCAATGCCGTCTTGGTAGTTTTTGACAGTAATTGTAGTACCGTTAGTACCACCGGATAATGCAGTGTAAGCAGTAGTAGTTAATGCACCAGTTTTAGTGAACACGATATAATCGTTATCTTGTAATTCAGTTGCATCTTTCAAGTTCTTTTGAGTGTCTACTATTTTACGAACATCGCCAGTAGTAAGGTAAGTAGTTACGATGAATTTACCTGCATTGTCCGGATCGGCTTGAACAGATACACCCAAATCGTTACCACGAATACCCTTATATTTTGCTTTGCCGATTGTGCTTGTAGCTTGCGCACCATCAGAGTTTAAGCGGTAGAAGTAACCAGTTTTCAAACCACGGAACAAGTCACGTAAGCCCTTCATTTTGTCATGGCCGTAGTCATAACCAAAGTATTTTTGACAATCCTTTTGGAATGTGTCGTTATCTACACGGAACACTTCACCACTTGGGCCCCAATCAAAGGAGAGCAGCAGCGCACCAAAGCCGCGGTCAGATACTTCTGCATATGCTCGGTCTTTGGATACGAAGTTAATATAAGTACCTGGCAATACTTTATTGTGGAATAAGAATGTGCCACCACCTAATGCCATATTTCACTAACCTTTCACAGGCGTTGTTAATGCCTGATTTAAAATTCTATCAATGTCGCTTTCCGTATACATTTCATCTTCGTTAAGAAGGCAAGTGAGTAAATCACGATACCGTCTGTATTTGTCAGATGCAATGATAGCGTAAGCATCAAATTGTTGTTCAGTCGTTACCTCGACTGTTTGTTTTTCATCTGCCATCTTTTACCCTTTCTGTTAATTCCATGTGCTTCATACGCTCGATAGGCTTGGCCACTTTCCGTAGTATGTTTTCATACGTAACGAAGAAGTGCAGCACACCGTCTGAAATCTTATATTTCATGCCGGTGCCCATAATTGTACGTTCCCCAACTTGTACAAATTCAAGCAGTAGGTACAGCACACTAGGAATATCAATGAGTTTTCGCGTATCAGTAACCACATCAAGATTATTGGCGTAATACATGATGTCTAAATCCAAAGAAGTATTGTAAAGATCACCGACATGTCTACCCATACTAGGCTCAATCACCTTAATGTATGCGCACGGGAATGTCATATTGTTTTCTTTGAATTCTAGGTATATAGGCACGTTGAGTGCCGTATGTACGGCTTTAGATACAGCTGTTAATACATCAGAATCCACCATGCTTTTCAATCCATTTCTTTAATGTAATTTCCATAATACGTTTAGCGTTTTTACTGAGTGCCTTTTCAGCTTTCTCGTGCATGTACGCACCGTCTACCCAAGGCTTTTTCAGTCTTCCGCCTTGCATAACTCCGCCTTTAGATTGGCCTATCCACGGAAGAAATCTCCCAACTTCTTGCCGATGGCCGTCATTCAGAAACGAGGCGTAGGAGGATGTGTTGAACACCCTAACCCGTCCGGTTCTATCGTCCAGTCGATATCTACCAACACTCCACGATTGGCGAGTATGCTCACTATCGAAGTACTTTGTTTGTACTTGGCCATTTTGCATGAATTTAACCGATCGTTTTCCGACTGGTGTATTCAATTTAGCTTCACGCACATACACGCTTGCCATTTCCTTCACAACTTGCTTGTTGAAATTCTGAAGGCTACCTGATTGACTCAGTTTGACCAGGCTTCGATTAAATTCAGCAAAATCTTCCATGTTAAATTCAACACCCATGTCAATGCACCTCTAAATTTTCGAGTTGCACCTCTTGATGTGTGTCATATCGTGCAGAAATCGAAGCACTGCGAAAAAGTTGCTTCGTATTTCGCCCTATAAGCTCGATTCGAGCCCCATTAGGTATGATTACCTCCGGAGCGGTGAAAAGCACCGTGGTGGTACTAAATTTCGCAATCTCAGCGATTTGACCTGTAGAGAGAGTTTTATAGCTAATTCTACAAGCAAAAGGGCCCTCTCTACTGGCAGTTTTACTCATAATTCCAGTATCGGGGTCCATCGCATCCACTTCGGAGATAACATAACACGTACAATCGTATAATCGTTCTAACTGCTTTCTAGCAGCGTCTACCATCTTAACCGTCGGAAGCATGCTAGGTCACCCCTTCCATATCCACTCAAAGCGGTGGCCAATTCTTGGAGACGGGATGCCTTGTCGGTTCCTTTAAATTGAACTTCAGTGTCGCCCATTTTAATGGAGCTCGCCATTTCTCCGTCAGCTTCAATCAATTTGTTTTTGTTTGTGGTGATATAGCTGCCAATTACACGATATACGAGAACGTGCTGTAATTCGCCAGGTAATTCCTTCTGATTGATATCATTGAGGATATGTTGTGTTTCCGCATCAATCATATACTCAATGATATTTATATCAGAAATTGCATCATACCCGAGCCACGATTCAAGAATTTGTAAAACTGTCTCTTTCGTGGTCATACTATTCACCTACTATTTTTTGAATGTAGCTTTTACAACTTTGGATTGGTTAGTCAATGCAACAGTGTAGTGTTCGTTAGCAACGATTTTGTCCAAACCTTTTTCAGGAACACGATCAGCTTCAATCATAACGTCACGTTTGATGTAAATTGTTACAGCTGGTAATACAGGTGTACCATCTTCCACTTCGGCAGTTACACCAACGATGAAGTTATCAACAGTTGCGCCTGTGTCATTGATGCGGCGAGATGTTACCACACGACAGCCCGCAATCATACCGATTTCACCAGTCATCATAACGTCATTGCCGTATTTTGTTTTGTCGATGAAGTTAGCGTCTTTACGAAGAGCTGTAATTTGAGAAGGTGCTACGAACAAATATTTTTCAACGTAGTCTTCTTCGTTCAATTTATCTACTGCGTTAACGATGCCTTCGTAGGAAATAACTTTTGTATCAGTTACAGTAAGAGTCGCACCGCCAAGAGCTGTTACTACGTCTTGGTCGATTTTAGATGCCAAGGACAAACGTAATTGATGAGTAGCTTCACCTACTGGGTCGCCATAGCCGGACAATTTAGCTTCGTCTGTGATATCAACGCGTTTCATTGCTTTTTTAACCTTAGCTTTAGCAACGGAAGTGGACATTTGAGTTGCGGTTACTTCTACACCTTCTGCGATGTCTTCCGCATCACCAATGTAGCCCCATGCTGGAATAGTGATTTCGTTACCAGGTACGCCTGCCAATGTATTATCGATTTTAGCGATTGGAGTAAATTTAATAGCTTTTGGTAAGCCCGCGGATACCATGTCCGCCATTACTTGAGGGTTAACTACATTAGCAACTTGCGTAGGACCTGCTGCGAATGTTTGTAAATTAAAAGAGAATTGTTTATTCATTAGCGTTTCCTCCTGTTAATGAATGGTAAAGTTCAACATCGTTTGCGAATAACTCCGCCCGTTGAGAGTACGTCATTTTAGCGAAGTCTTCTTTAGTTACTGCGCCGCTTGGTGTTTTACCGCCAGGGTTACCCGGTGCTACACCTTTAGGGGCGGACGCTTCCCCAAATAAATAAGGATTAGCTTTAGCAACTTCAGCAAGTTGTTCATCTAATCCTTTGATTTTGCCGTCCTTCACTTTTGCATCGGTTAAATCCAATAGCGCACGGACTGCAACGTTGTTTTTAGCTTTTGCGTTGGACAATGCTACGTTCACAATATTGTCGATTTCAAGTTGTGCGATTTTATTCTCGTATTCAGCTTTACGAGATTCCGCATCAGCTTTCATCGTTTCAATTTGTTTCGCAAGCTCCGCATTATCCGCATTAGATTTTTTGAGGTTATCAATTTCGCTATTAAGAGTCGTGAGCTCCCCTTTAACGGATTTGAGTTCCTCATTCTTAGCATTGAATTGATCCTTAGACACATAATTCTTGCCGAAGTCTTCAACAACCTTAGCAGTCTGTTCCTCAGTTAATCCTAGTGCTAACAATTCTTCCTTAGTCATAGTGACCTCCTTAAAAAATACCCATTTCGCTTTATTTTCGTGAGCCACACCTCACGGCTACGGTCTTGTTAGTTTTCGCCCAACAATACTAAAATGGCAATAAAAAAGCAGCGTTTCCGCTGCTAATTGATGTATTCTTTTTCCCATTCCTCATAGGTAATCGCCCCGTCAAAATCAGTACTCTTATCGTTCTGATTTCTACCTGTTCGAGTGCCTTCGAGTCCTGGAATATATGGAATTGTAGTAGACCGGCAATAGCAATGGAATGGCGGAACGGTTACGCCTGGTTTAGCATCAACGACTCGGACACGTTTACGATCCATGTGTCTACAGATAGATGAAGTGTGACTGTCGAGTGTAGCCAGTATTTCCAGCTCCTCGACATCCATGTTTTTCATGCTATCAAGAAACCCTTGCTCGTGTACACGTGCGGTCTCTGTTTCGATTAACCGCTTAGCGTTACTGTACGATGTTTTCATCCGCTTATGCAGATTATCTGCCATCGTGTCCGCCCCTTGCCCAATAATGAGGGCTTGGGTGAAATCATTCTGCAAGTTAGCTACTAGCTTACTTGTATCGCCCCAAATCCTACTACTGAAATCCTTGCCATCGCTCGCCCATTGACTGTGAACCACGCTTTCAACGCGTTTACTGTCAATCGTATTAATAGGTGCGTACTCTCCGCGTTGCGTCTGCACTGTGTATGCCGACTTGTACGCGGAGGATTGATACACATCTTTCAATAAGTCGTTAAGTGAAATACTCTGCTTTTGAGCCAGTATTTCGAGCTCGTGAACCACGTTGATATACAGCATCTGTTCACGGCTTAACCGTTCACGAATGGATGCATTCGATAGCATTTGTTGATGTTCTTCAGATACACCTAGTTTCTTAGCCTCTGCCTTGAATTCAGCTAAATCCATTTTAAAGGCTTTCATCTCGTAGGCGTTCAGAAGTTTCCTTGCTTCGGCTAGTTGAAGTCCGTTTTCTGTGGCGAACCGGCGATACCAATCATTGATAGCCTTTTCAATCCTGCGTAACGCCCTGGCGTAGTTAGATTTGATTTCATCATCGGTCAAACTAGCTTTTTGAAACGATTCATCTAGTAACCGCTCATACCGTTTCTCCCAGTAATCATTCGCCATCTGCCTCACCGCCGTTCGGTACAACAAAATCTGCTGTTACTTCGGACTGTTCCTTTTTTACTTTCGCAAGCTCTTCCGCAGCATCAGTTGTCCACGGATGATTTGCAATAATGGTTTCGTTGGAGATGATACCTACGGAGTTTTTGCAGTTGTTAATTGTATCGCCTTCATTGATAGGAAGGTCACGATTGAAGATGAAGTCCACTTCTTCGACTGTATCTTGGTTAGTTAATCCGCGATAGGTGTTAACGAACCACATCAAATCGTGCAAGCTAGATTTGAATTCGAGCTCCATTTCATTGGCATCTAAATCAATATCAGAGTACATCGACATGATGTTCATCTGATTAGGATTGTTGGCCATACGATCGTCCTTAGCATCAAAACCTCGGCCGTTTTCGATAATAGCTTTACGCAAAATGTTAATCAGTAGTTGGTAGTTGTCGCTATTCACCTCTATTTTTAAGGCTTTCACATCCCCGTTGACACCATCGACTGTGCGAACCTTAATTGCGCCATACGAAGCAAGATTTTGACGGAACTCAGCGAGATTTTCGCCGTCATAGTTCTGCAAAATCAAAATTGTGCTGCGGATATCTTCTTCCATATTATCTTGGAAGTTAGATAGTAAACGGTTAAGTGCATCTTGTAAGGACTTGACCTTATCGATAAGCGGCTGTTCAAACTCATTAGCACGGAACATAATAAGAGGAATACGTTCCCAGTTATACGGTTTGTCGGCGATAGCAAAATTGGCAGTATTTTCTTTATCCGGATCAGGAAGTAAACGTTCCGTATCCCATATGTAATACTGAATACCATTCGGCGTGTAGTATTCGACTTTGTGGATGGTCTTAGTTTCTAACCCTGTGTAGTACTCAATATCGTACAAGTAAAGGAACGCATCTAGTTGTGTGTGTTCCTCATCTGCCCAAAATGGTAAAACCTGATGCGGTTTCATCATCTTAAACTTTAAGGCACCATCGATACCGATGTAAGGATGAATATATGCCTTACCTGCCATCGTTGCAAACTTACCGACCGACTTCAATAAGCGTTGGAATTGAATACCAAACATCTTATCGAGCTCGTCGTCATCAGTATTGATGTCCAAAGGCTTAGACAATAAGTAGTTAACCTTTTGGTCTACCAAATCATCAAATCGGTTATCCACAATCTGATTATTAGGAACGCCCTGTAATGCAATTCGTGTATTGCCTTCGCCTACAACGTAGCGTTGCTTATTCAAAATGTCATGTTTACCGTCATAATAATCGATAGCAGTACACATCGTTTTCCGCTGTTCGCTACCTAGAAAATTACGCAGTTGTGCTTGTAGGAACTCTCGTTCCGACATAGTCGCTGAACCTTTTATGATGCGGTCCCATAGCTGAGATAATATCAATCAAACGACCACCTTTCTACATTAATATCTTCCAAACCATACCGCATAGCATCCATAGCATGGTTATTTTCGTCTTCAGGTTTCCCCGTGTATTTCTCAAATCGATCCTTCGCCCATTGGTACGTAGATAATTCACGCAGCACATTAACGCATCTTGGATGAACAATTAATTCGTAGTCTTGTATTCGCTGAATGCCGTTTAATATGCTGTCTTTACCTTTGCGTGCCCTGGTTATTCCTTTTAGCCCCGCCTGGTATAATTCCTCAATGGATTTAGGCTCAGCACTATCGGCTCGAATCTTTTCTTTTGCGTAGCCCATATCAATGATACGAGATGCTAATTGTTGATTCGTAAGCCCTGTTTCGTACAACTCATCGAATATGTAGATTTTCTTATTCTCCATATCAACTAGCATGCACACCAGCGCTGTAGGGTCTACCGTATAACCAAAATCAAGGCCAAACGCGGACTTGATACCGGTTTGACCTCTAATTGCATCGACATTAAATTCTTGTTCTTTCCAGTTTTCGTAAACCAGGCCTTCAACAACGCCCCAGTTGCCTAAGCCGGCTACTTGATACCTCTTAGGGTTCTTCTTCATTTCTTCAAATAACACTAAATCAGAGTCACTCAGGAACTCATTACACAGGTAATTCGTAGTCATGGCTAGCACGTTGTCACTAGGCTCATCAAAAAATCGTTTCTTTAACCAGTGCCTATCGGACCACGGGTTAAAAGTTAAGACTACCTGGTGATACAAGCCGTCAGGCAACTGACCACGAATAGATTCATCCAGTCTGTTGAAGGCATCTTCACTCATAATCTCGTAAGCTTCTTCAATCCATAGCCTACACAAAGCGCCAACTTCAACAGTAATGGACGTTACCTTTAAAGGATCATCGAGACCGCGAAATAAGATTTTCTGTCCGGTCGGGATATACGTTATCTCAAGTGGAGATACGGAACATTTGAAATACCGCTCCACCTTTAACTGGCGCATAGCCCATTTGAGTTGCGCGAAACAACTGTCACGCAAAGTCCGTTCTGTCTTACGAACGACTAACCAGTTTATACACGGGTTCTCCATTATCTCCATAATGACTTTCAGAGACTGCGTGGAGGACTTCTTACTGGCACGACTGCCCTTGACTACTTTATAACGACCTTTGAACCGCCAAAAAGCACCATATCCCTTGCCGACGATATCAGGCAAGTACACTCTATTAGTCTGCAATATCGTCACCACCTACGATGAGTACAGGCTTAATATCGATAGTCGTATCACCGCTGAGTATTCTATGACGTTTAGCCATAAGTTCAAGGGCTTTTAGTCTTGACTTCTCGTCCGGCGGTTTATCGATAATTCGAGCTTCGGAACATCCTTCCCCTGTGCCCTCGATAACCACTTGCTTTTCATTTGAGAGCCCCAGGGCAATCCTTGTTAACTCATACTCGACCTGCTGAGCTGTCATGATGTTTTCATTGAAGTAGGCTTCCCGTAATTCAGCGACCCTCGTTTTGATGTTAACTATTTTTAACAATTTGGATGCTTGCACGCCTGCTGTTTTTTCAGAATAACCGGCTCGAATAGCAGCTTGCGTTGCATTCATGTCCTTAATGTATTCATTACAAAATTTTTCATGCTTCTTGTTCTTTAACTCGGCCACTATCTCACCTCCTGGCTATCTTAATACATCACGGCTGTTTCTCTTAAATCGGCCGTGCGAACGAGTGCATAATCCACAATTACTTTTATGTGCGTGGTCGTGTGTGATATACGTTTGACACAGGCCGTCATATTCAATTAGTTTTGCTGTGCAAACGCCGTTCTTGTTATTCAGGCATTTACGTTTAATGCATTTGACTTCTGTGCTCATACCTTCTCACCTTTAATACTTTGTACGCTCAAATCCGATGACTAGTTGGTTGTTGTTAGGCTATATAGTTATTGGAGGACTACTAGTTCTAGTCATCAGATGTCAGCGTACAACGATACAGGGCAAGCTCATAATGTATAAGCTCAATAATGTGTTGTGGACATATTCGGCTCGCCCTGGTTTCATTGTGCGGTAAATTTCATTTTTACATATTCCCTCTCCTTAGCTTACGCGATCGCCTACATCACAAATACGGGCCCTTGTATTTATCATGCTACATACAACAAAAAGCACGGTCGTCATCACCGTGCTTTTTGCCGAGTTGTGTATAAGAGAGGATTTGTGTTAGATGACTAATGACACCTTTCACAACTACATTATACTATGTCAAGTCGGTTCATTTAAGTCCAAAATACTCCAAAACAGTCCAAAGTACTCCACTATGAAAGCAGCTCCCCTAATTCGTTCAACGCTTTATTTTTTAAATTGAAGTAACTGCTCTTTTCGTAATATATCATCGCTTGTACTTTCTTAGGAAATGCCCCGTTTATGTATTCTTGCGACAATATAATACGCCCTGGTATACATTCTATCTTTTCAATCAAAGCCCTTGCTTCTTCCCTTTTAGCAATAAGCTTTGCTATCTCCCGTTTTTTGGCATCCACTGTATCTACAAGTCTCGCTACATCACCTTCAAGACCTACTGGAGTACCACCCCCTGATACTCTGTCTTTGGAATAATCAATCGCCGATAAGGTGATGATGTCATACTGCAGTTTACGAATATCCTGCCTTAGTGATTGAATACGAATAGCTATCAACTTGATATCTTGCAGATACGCAGATGCCTTTTCTTTATAGTCACTCATGCTGCATTACCTCATTGATGTAACGGTCTAAGTACCACCGCGCTTTTTTTAGGTCTTCGAGTTTGTCACCCTTATACCCTGCTCTTGCGATGTACTTGATAACATTACCTAGATGATAAGGAAGTTGTTGATTCTCGATAAAATCGATAACCTCAATCTTGCCCCGTGTGTAGTGTGAAGGATGATTGATAACATCTTCTTTAATGGCCTTAACTTCATGCTCCTCGATAGTTTGTACTACCGGTTCTACCGCTACTTCCTTCTTCTTAGGTACTTTCAAATACTTAGGTGGACACTCCGGACAGTATTTAGGCCAACGACCTTGGGCCTTTTCCTTTTTGTGAACGAATGTTACCCCGCACCCTTCACAGGTTAGCTCTTTACTCACGCCTGCACCAGGAGGTGTCATGACTTTCTCACACTCAGGGCAGTAGTCCTCGTGTGTTCTTACTGTAAATGTGTCTCCGCATCGTCTGCATTTCTTTTGCATAGCTCTACTCCTTATACAATTCTTTACGATATTTAATAGCTTCTAAGAGGGCATCTTGCCCAGCTTCTTTTCGTTCTAAGGCTTTCATGACTTGCTCGTCCATTGTGCCCTTAGTGACTAGATGATGAATAATCACGGGTTGTGTTTGCCCCTGTCTATGAAGTCGTGCGTTCGCCTGTTGATACTGTTCAAGGCTCCACGTTAGTCCATACCATACAATGATATTACCGCCTGCCTGAAGGTTTAATCCGTACCCTGCTGATGCGGGATGTGCCAGTAACATTTGAATGTTGCCCTTGTTCCACTCCTCTACATCATCATCGGTTTTAAGCTCAACGGCTTTCGGGAACGCCTCTTTGATTGACTGAAGGTCATGCTTGAAGTTGTAGAACACTAACATCGGTTTTCCTTCATTCGTTTCTACCAATTCTTTCAACCTTTCAATCTTCTCATTATGAACGACTACGATTTCACCCTCATCGTTATAAATGGATCCATTCGCTAGCTGTAACAATTTACCGGCGAGTGCTGCCGCATTCAATGCACTTACGTCGTCATCACTGGCTAAACTAAGCACGTGCTCACGTTCCATCTGTTTATAGAGTTCCCATTCTTTCGGGTTCATCTCTACTGTGATGACATTCTCGATACGTTCAGGTAGTGTAAGATAGTCCTTAGCTTTTAAGCTCATGCAGATATCTTGCATCTTGCTGAATATCGCTTTGTCACCACCGGGCAGTAATCGGTAACTGTACACGACATGGCCGTTGGTTTTGTCCGGTGTAAAATACCGGGTACGATATTCGGTAATCGTCTTACCTAATCGTTCACCGCCATCTAAGAGATACATTTGCGCCCAAATATCAAGTAACGTATTCGGTGCCGGTGTACCTGTTAGTATGACGATACGCTTAAACAGTGGACGGAGTTTTCGTATCGCCTTAAACCGTTTAGCCTGTGGATTCTTAAACGAAGAACTCTCATCGATAACTAACATATCAAAAGGGAACGATTTTTTCTTATGATAGTACTCATATAGCCATTGCACGTTTTCACGATTTATCACATAAATGTCAGATTCACTCTCTAAGGCCTGTATGCGTTCCTTCTCGGAACCTAACACCTTAGCCACCGTTAAACGCCGTGTAGCACTCCATTTTTGCGTTTCTTGAGCCCACGTAGATTCTGCTACCTTCTTAGGTGCAATGAGTAGTACTTTTTTAATATCAAAGTAATCATACATAAGCCGGTCAATCGCAATGAGTGTAGATATGGTTTTACCTAACCCCATATCCAGTAACAAGCCATAATGGGTATTATCAATGATTCGTTGTATTGCAATGCTTTGATACTCGTGTGGATGAAAGTCCATGTATCGCCCTTTCCATATCTTCAACAAATAACTTGGCATCAGACTTCCCGGTTACGACGAACACTAAAGCGCCTTGTTTTCGTAATCGTGAAATCTGTACTCGTTGGTTAGCCATTAGCTTTCCTTTTGTATCCTTTAGCTCGACGAATATGACGACACCGCCAGGAAGTACAATAATCCGATCCGGCACGCCATCATTTCCAGGTGACACGAATTTCATATATATGCACCCCATTTTTTTGAGTTGATTTCCTAACCATCGCTCGATGTCTTTTTCCACGTTCTCACCTCGTTCTCATTTAATAATTGGACACACCCTCGGACACGCCTATGAACCCGCGCCAATACTGGATTTATGGGGGGGGTGTGTCCGAAGTGTCCAATTTTTTTCCAACATATATATATACGCGTATTTACGTTTTTTACGCTTATATATATACACCCAATTATTCATATATTTATTTTTTTATTTTTTTATAAATAATTGGACACACTGGACACACTTTACTATTTAGTTTAGCGGTTATCTGCTTTTTGCCCGTGTCCGATTAGTGTGTCCAAACGTGTCTAGTGTGTCCAATTATTACACTATATCAAAATACATCGATGTATAGGCTTGAATATTTATTTTTACGAACATTCGTACCTACGAAATAATTGGACACACCTCAAATAATTGGACACACCTACTTACCTTGATTTTGTTTATACATTGATAGGAGGTCTGCACCTTCCTTTATAAACGCTCTCTGTGGACCATAAAGCCTGCCGAAACGTGCCTTTCCTGTCCCTTTTGTGTAAGGTATCCATCCAGGCGTTGACTGTAAGATGTCAATAATCTCTCTAGCCTTTGCGTTCTGCAGGTTCTTCCTGTCCCCGCCAAGCACTTCACACCATATCTCAAGGGCACACACTCGTTCCCGCTGCACTGAACCACAATAATCGTCATCGCCATAATTAGCAACGTAATCCCGTCTGTCATAGATATCCATTGTTTCCCAATCTTCAGGAAGTAGCATATCGAGGTACTCTTCAATAAGACCTACGAGTTCACCGCCTTCTGTATGGGATAATTGAATTCTAAGGGCTTCCTCTTCAAGTGCTCCTTCAAGTACTAATGGTTCGCCTTCAGACCAATACACAAACGCTTCTGCCCATAATTGGTCAATTTCATCTTTTGACAAGTCCCAGGAGTTCTTAGTCTTCCGGTCTTTATCGCCAGTAATCGGCCAAAATCGACGGTTACCGGTACGGTCTTTAAGGAACATAAGATTATTAGTGGAACCAGCGAATACACACTGGCGAGGGTACTCTTCGGTACGTCTGCCATACGGAGAACGGAACCGATCAGAGGTACGGCTGATAAAGGCTTTAACAATTTCATTATCGTTCTTGTAGGTCGGTGCCAGTTCGGCAAGTTCGACTATCCAAGACCCTTGAATTTGTTCTAGGGCATCTTTGGTTTTGATATCAACGAGTGAGTTGTTAAACCATTTACGGCCTAGGCGTTCTAGGATTAAGGATTTACCAAGACCTTGCGAGCCGTATAACACAATCGCCGTATCAAACTTAACACCTGGATCCATAACACGAGCTACGGCACCACACATCCATTTACGAGTAACGGCCCGAATGTATTCGGTATCCTCGGCGCCGATATAATCGATGAAGAGAGTATCCAGTCTACATTCGCCGTCCCAAGTTAGCTCCTTTAGATACTCACGCACGGGATGGAATTTATTATCTTGCGTTACCTCTTGGAGGGCGTCATCGATGATGCCTTTACCCTTGATTAGGTATTTCGTAGCAAAGTAGTTACGTAGACACGCATCGTCGGTATCTGTCCAGTAAGGGGTTTCATCCTTACCACGCCACGGCAAATCGTCAATCACGACTAAGCGGTGAGCGAATTCATCAAGACGGATTTTACCTTTTAAAGAAGGGTCCTGTTTAAGTACTACTAAACAGTTGAACACATCAGATTCAGGGGTACCGTTTTTATCACGTTTAAGCTTCGATAAAAAGTCCTCATCATCGTCCGTGATATCCTCGAACTCCATATCCGCCATACGTTCTTTATCGAGCAGAATTGGTGCTGCGCCGTCTTCATTCACAAAGTCAATCATGTCTTTGTAGCTTGGAAGTTTGGTGACGCTGGTCTCATCTGCTGGGTCCTTATCTCCGAATAAGTGGAGCCGAACAAGGTCAAACGCATTGACGAGCTTACCGCTGATTGGGTCAGTTGCATGGTTGGAGTAAGCGAAGGTATCGTTATCGTAAATCACTAAGCCACCTACTGAGCTACCGGCTACATATGTGTACCGGTCTTCTACAGCTGTAGGTTCATATACTTCAGGGAGAAACTTATGGATAGCTTCCGTGATACTGTAACTCCGACAAAAAGCACCGATAAGGCCCTTTTTCTCTAATGGGTTACCTTGCTTCTTAGCCGCATCAAGGCGAATTTGTGATTCCTTATCTGATGTTGGCCAAAGGCTCGTATCACGCCAGTCTCTGTAAGTACCTAAATACGCATCAACTGAAACAAGTGATCCTTCGCTGTGCTGGTAAACGTACTCCACATCCTTAGGATGGCTTGGCCAATACATAAGCCGTTCAGCCTGGTGCGTGGATGGGTCAAAGAACTCAATGCCGATGTTATCAGCAATCCGTCTCGAGACTGCTTGATACTCATCCGGTGTCATCGGTCTATCTACTGGGATAATCACGCGGTAGCGAGGATTGTCAGCTGTGTGGCTGTGCGTACTATAAAGTACGTACTCCATACCGCCTAATTCCATATCTAGGTCTACGATGAAATCTTCGCCAGGGTTATCCGCATCAAGAGTGATTAAGTATCTCTCTTTAACAGCCCCTCTAACCCGTCTACCATTTTTAGGGATATAGCCACCAACAAAACCACCGACGTCTTTCTTTTGGCCTTGATCAGCCTTAGACATCTTGGCGTATTCAGCAGCCGTTTCATTCGTTACAGTAGGCTCAGCCAATTTATTGGCCAACGCACTCCAAGTCATTTTCTGAGACTTCCAGCTACGGGCGGAGCGACTTTTGCCCGTAGCTATGATGATAGTAGTATCCATATTACATCGCTCCTCCCTTCGCAAACTGGATATCTCGTACATACGCCGGAACGCATAAGCCGTGGGATGTTACCCACTGCGTTACAGCTCCATTGATATCGTGGTCTTCATATACGCCACGATTGTTCTTAAGTTTAGCCTGGTGTATCTCTACAAAGTCGTCCGCATCATTCCTCGGATTGACCTCGATACACGCTACAGGCTCGTTACATTTATAGACACCTACGATAGCACACGTTTCGGCTTTCACTTTCTTGATATAAGAGCTAACGCAGTTATTTAGCTGTATCCCCATATCAATGATGCCGTGAGTAGAACCGATAGCCATGAAGCGGTAACCGTTAACCATATCAGCTAACACACGATGTGCTTTACGTTGTTGCACTATTTCATCTTCCACTTTGTCGAACTTTTGCATTCTCGAGATTGTGTCATGTAGGTTACGCACCTGGATGCGACTAGCCCAAACTTCTTTACGGCGACTTCTCGATAACTCAAAATACATACTAGCTGTATCTCTAATATCATGATAGGAAGGCGCGTTTCTAATGAATAAGAACGCCTGGCGTTCGCCGTATTGATGGCTAAGGATGTTAACAAATTTACGAATAACCGATAAATCACGGTCATCACGCCATAATGGCCAAGACTGAATATAACTTGTATTATCAGCGTTATCTTTGATAACATCGACCATCGCCTTTTGATAGTCCTTGTTCTTAAATAACGTAGCCATAACTTTGATGATCTTCGCATAGAAGAACGGTCTATCGTGTAATAACCGACGAACCCATCGGGTATCAGGTAAGTTATGAGCCTTGATTAAGCCCTTTACAAAGGAATCACCTTTTATCGTTAACTCTAATACGTTACCCATACCAAGTGCATCGTTGGGGAATTTCCGATTATAGAAGTCATCATAGTCCCGTTTAAGACTATCATTGATAGCCGGTGCATCCGGAGCTTGTAATTTCCATACTAAGTTATGAAGTAGGTTATCTAGAGCTCCGTACTTGTTAGATACCTGTACGCCTTGTCTAATAGATTTAACTTTATACCCTACTGCCTTTGAAAGCTTCTCGAAGAACACTTCTTTTAACACCTTAGCGAAACATTTTAACTCATCCCTGTAGTTATGTAGCCTGCAGTCAGGAGTGGCTACGAACCAAGCTAATGATAAAGGGCCATTTCTTAAACCTGCCGGAGATACCGTCGCTTCTTCGACGACGTCGCTGCGTGAGCGTTTCTTAAGTATGATAAAGGTTTTTCTTTGCTTGAAGTCAAACCGTATTACATCAATAACATGAGATTTATAACCTTTGTAAATCATCCCATTATCTCCGTCGGCGTATACCGTGTCGTACTCAAATTGCACGTCCAGTTTATCGCCCCTATCTATAATTGATAGGTCTAGGGAGAGAGGAACTGTGGCGCTATACCCAACTTCTGCAGTAAATCCTTTAGCGTTGATCCGCTCACCGCATTTTGGGCAATAGAACTCATCTGATTCCCGGCAAGGCACTATCCCGAACCCATTAGATTCCATTGGCCAAAGATTAGCGAAGGAGTGTTCGCAAGGTACATGGTAATAACTTGCAGGGTTAAAAGGTGATACTTGATTGCGCCGTACCAGGTCGTACAGCCTTTGTACTTGTAGATTGAATAAGACCTTCATAAGGCGCTATCCTTTCTCTTATAACAAATCGTCTAAATCATCTTCTTCAGGAGTTTCCTCAACTACTGGAGCTTCTACTTCTTTCTTTTTAGTAGTACGTTTACGCTTAGGCTTTTCTTCTACAGCAGGCTGAGCTTCTACTGCTGTAGTAGCTTCAGCTGGAGTTTCTGCAACTACAGGTTCTTCCACCTTAGGAGCTTCTACTTTCTTGCCATTTAATATCTTAAGCGCGAGGTCGCAAGCAGCAATACATCCTTCGCAGTACGCCATAGCTGTATCTTTACGTTCGCTAGCTGGTGCATCTTTTACGAGTTCATATAAGCCGTCGATTGCTTCACGTTGTTGTTGAATTTGATGTTTTGAGAGTTTCATAAGAATTGTCCTCCTAATCCTTCATGTAGTAAGGGTTCTCAAACCCTGCTGCGTTTAATATGAGCCCTTCGTTCCAGGGTTCAGGTTCACACATAATATCTATAACTTCTTCTAAACTGCCTTCGCCTATTGGCGCTTCGATAACCACTTCGTCGTGGATGTGGGCAACAATCTTGTACCCTGCTTTAGAAAGCCGTAGCATTGATGCGGCTAAGCAATCTCTTGCTACTGCCTGTACAATGTTTTCGACGAGCTTTCCGCCGTAGGTTTCAACTCTGCCCCATGTATTCTTAACCTGATCCATACCGTCATACTCAATCGACTCACTACCGAACCGGTTAAGTCCAAGTCTTGGTCTTGCATAGGCAAGCCTACGTCCGGACGGTAGTTCGATGAACAGGAAGCCTTTCGATTTAAAGAATTTAATATTGCCTTGTCTAATTCGTACGGGTTCTCCTGTTCTCACTACTTGCTTTGCTGCGCTGTCTGCATCTTTCCAAAATTTCGTAATTCGTGGACTTGCTTGTCTCCAAGCTTCGATGATACCAGGTAGCTCCTTCTCAGGAATTTCACCTTTTGAATCCATCGCTTTCATGGCCCCTACACCGCCGCCATAGCCGAGCGCTAATTCTGCTACCTTACCTTTTTGGCGAAGATGCCCGTTAACTCCGTGCTTTTCAACTGGAACGTGGAACATGCTAGATGCGGATGCACAATAGATGTCACCACCTTGAGCAAATACATCCTGGCGCCATTTCTCGTGAGCTAGCCAAGCAATTACACGGGCTTCAATAGCACTAAAGTCAGCTACAATAAATCGGTGCCCGTCTTCTGCTACAAGAGCAGTACGGATAAGTTGCTTAATCACATCACCAGGGTTTCCGTATAGTAGGTCTAACATTTCTACGTCTCTACTTTTAAGAACTTCCCGAGCGGTGTCTAAATCTTCTAGGTAGTTACGAGGTAGGTTCTGTAGTTGTACTACACGACCTGCCCATCGTCCACTACGCATAGCTCCGTAAAACTGAAGCATGCCGTGTATACGACCATCTGAACATACAGCGTTTTTCATGGCCAAGTATTTTTTTATGGAGGAATTACCGAGCACCTGTCTATTTTGCAGTACCTTGCGAACATCGGAGGGGATATCCTGTGCCAAGAGGTTTGATACATCGTCTTTTCTCATTGTCTCTAGATCATATCCTAGTCTTGCAATTAGCCACTCTTTAAGTTGCATAGTACTGTTAGGATTCTCTAATCCTGTTAATATCTTGGATGACTCGGTAGCTTCTTCCACGATTTCGTCGTTACAAGCAAGCGCTGCATCGACGAGTTCCATATCTACTTTCACGCCTCGCCAGTTGATATCTTGGTCGAGTAGCCAGTACTCGTGCTCGATAGCAGGTGGTTTTAGCGAAAGTAAGCGTTTACGAATTGCCTTCTCAACCACTACGTCTTGGCGGTTATATTCGATATATTCCGCCCATTTCTCCGGCGCATCCTCGGGCATATTGCGTGTCTTAGGATTTGTCTTAGTTGGTTTTCGTGGTACAGAGAAGAATTGAATTAAGCGTTTGCCTCTTGCGTCTTTAGCTTCTCCTAATCGTAAAGCCTTAGACACATTATCGAGGCTTGCAGGTAAACTGCAGTATAACGCTAGTACAGAGGTACATTCCCAGTTCGTGTAATCCGCATCAGGGAAGTACTTTTTTAGACAAAGCATTTCGAATGCTGCGTTGAATGCGGTCTTTGTAATTTCCTTATTATACAAAGCGTCCACCACCCTTTCGGGCAGTGGATCCTTTGTCATATCAATTACTTCGACCGGTTCGTCATCGAAGCTGTAGGCAAAGAGCAGTATTTCAAATGTTGTATCATCAACGTATCGCTGCGCCCCGTATTTAATAGGGCAGTCAGAATACGTTTCCACATCAATACTGAGCTCCATATATGCCTCCTTAGATTAAATCGTCATCATCTAGGTCGCCTAAATCATCGTCACCAAAGTCGCTAGCAGATACATGAACCCCACCTAGGCGGTCACCATCTTTAACTTTACGAACACCATTTAAGCCAAAACCTACACCTTTTTTACCGTTGAAGTTGTAAGCGAATACGGATAATGCGACCTGCGCGTATACACCTGAGTAGATTTCTTCTTCGATGTCGAATTGGTCCATCTTGATTTTGTCACGAGTAAATACGATAGGCTGTTTATCGCTGTTAGCGTTGATGAAGAATTTACCAGCGTATGTTTCCGGTTGGTCAGCTACTGCTTCGTCTGTATCGCCATCACGTAAGTTCAATTTAAGGTATGCTGCTTTACCTTCTACCTTAGCTACTGCTTTTGGATCGGCCTTAAGTTCTTCAATCGCACGTTCAAATGCTTTGATTGTTTTCTTATCTGTTTTATCGATGATGATTTGAGAGCTATATTTTGCTTTGCCGTCGTCGTTTTTACGAGGTTGAGCGATGTTTGCATAGGAAAGTCTTACGATACCAGTTGTTAATTTAGCCATTGTTACGGTCTCCTTCTTTAAATGAATTATTTGTTAGCTTCTACTTCAGTCATTAATTTGTTTACGAGTGCTTCAAGTTTAGAAATACGGCTTTGCGCATCTTTGGCTTCAGCAATGTAGTCAGAACCTTTACCAGTTTTGAATGCTACGTTTACTGTGTATTGGTTCTCACCACCTAACGTAGCACCAAAGCCAAGCATGATACGTTCATTAGGTCTTGCGAATACCCCGAGCGCTACTGCATTACTGTTACGGTAGTGGCCGTAACTTACAGCATAGCTGACTTTGTCATTTCTGTTAAAGTCTAATGGATGCAAGCCTGCAAGTGCTGCGGAACTTGCGCCTAACTTATTAACACGTTGGCCAAGATTGTTGACCTTGTTGTTAATGTCATTAGCTAAGCCCAAAGAACGATTTTCTAAGGTCGTGATACGACCTTCATGATTATCTGCCACATGTTCAAGGCTTCTGATATCTGCTGTATTAGCAGTTACCTTTTGCCCAAGTGTATTGATAGCAGATGTATTACCATTGATGCGGGCAGTGTTGTTAGTGATTGCAGTAGTATTACCTGCGATAGCTTGTTCATGATCACTCACCACGTCGCCAAGCATTTGAACACCAACGGCTAGGTCTTTTAAATTGTTCTGTGTCTTAACAATCGCTGTTTTATTGTTGTTAATTTGTTTAGCGTTTGTTTCGATTTCATCAACCGCAGCAAATAACTGGGAGCCATTTACAGCGTCTAATGAATCAGCGGAGATTTGGCCTGCACTAACATTCGTGAGTTGGCGGTTGTACTGAGTTACTCCGCCTGCACCAGCGCGGGCTTTAGAACCAAAACTTACTACGCTTGCCGGCTGTTCTCCGGCGAAAACGTGGCGAGTACCGTTTATAGTAATGCCGTCAACGCCAACGGCGCTATCTGTAACAGAGTTTGTTCCGATTGCCACCGAATTCGCTTGGTCAGCAATCGTATTGTTGCCGAATGCAACGGCGTCAGTGGCTAAGGATTTGGCATGAGTGCCAAATGTAAGAGCACCTTGGCCATTAGATTCGGAGTTAGAACCGAAAACTAGTTGCTCTTTGTCAGCACCGATTTTATTGTTGTATCCTACAATGGCACTTTGGCCGCCAGCCACTGTGCCGTTGTTAGCACCGATAACCACAGTATCAGCGCCGGTAACATTATTAGTTCTGCCTAATACTACAGAAGACTCGCCGGATACGAAGGCACCGTTTCCGATAGCTACACTATCGTAGCTAGAAACACGAGCCTGATTACCGATTGCCACAGTGTATTCCACTAGGCTTTCAGCGTGAGAACCAAATGCGAAGGAGTTACGACCTGCTGCAGTAGCGTTATTACCACCTGCAAAACCATTTTCACCAGTTACAGTATTGTTTGTACCAAATGCTAGCGCATTGTTAGCGTCGATGTTATTTTGGAAGCCCCATACTGCGGAGCTTGTAGACGTTGCGGAAATAGTATTATCTGTACCGCCTACTGTGTTGTTACTAGTTGCGCCAGCTACGTTTACTGCCAACGCGGAAATTGCCAATGCTGTTGTTAATGTTTTGTTCATCTCTTATACCTCATCTTCAAATTCATTCATCATTGTTTCAACTGTATTAATTGCTGGGCGTTTATCGCTTTCCGGTACAAGCGTAGGCTTGCCCTCCGGTTTATCGATATAGGATTCTAAGTATTCGGCAACGCCCTTTTTACCGAGTACCTTTTGTAAGTTCGTGATACCTTCGAGCTCACGTGGTTTAAATATGTCTTCTTCCTTATAGCCATTATCGAGTAATGTTTTAGCTGCTGCATCCGGATCCGTTATGGTACGTCTTGATGTACCTTCTACTAATTTGTATCCTGGCCATTGCTTTTCACCCGATAATGCTTTTTCATAAGCGAAGTCGTAAACACCTTTAATCCATTTCGTGATTAAATCTTTCATCGCTAGAATGTCAGATACTTCACGGTCAGTAAGTAATTGATTAAGCTTGCCACCATTCTTATAGAATGTATCAAGGCAAGTATCTGCTAATGCTCGGCAGGTGTGCCGTGCTTTACAGAAGTTACAGTAATCGCAAGGCGTACATTCGCCCTCACCTTCCCAGGCACGTTGCGCGATTGGTTTGATTTCTTCACCCCAATCAAGCAGGTCTGCTATAGGCATTTCGTCGGTAGATACGCTATCAAGCCTTGGCTGAACGATCGTCATACGAACAGTTTTAATGTCGTATAAGTACTCGTTCACATCGTAAGCACCTAATGCGTAGAGTCGCATTTGTGTGTTTTCAACGGCACTAACAGGAACTCCCTTGCCATACTTCAGGTCTATTACTTCCAGGATGCCGTCCGCTACGATTACCATATCACCAGTACCAAAGCCCTCAGGTACCCACCTAGAGAAGTCGAGCCGTGCTTCAATCATGGCTTCTGCATCAGAGGAACGAGCATGAGCTTCGTTTACCTTTTCTTCGCAAATGTCGACATATCGATTAACCGCTTCTATCATTTCAGCGGAGTAATCATCAAGCTTAGGGGCTTTTTTACCTTCAAGCTTATGCCGTAGGATTGCTTCTGCCAGGTCGTGTGCTACTGTACCTTCCGCAGCATACGGAGATTGTTCATCAGGGAACATCGCTTCTAGTCTTGCTGAAGGAGTACATACAAGCCACCTGGCGCTACTTGATGCACCTAGTAAGGCATGTTTCTTAGCCACGGCTATTCACCCATTCCATAATTTGAATACGTTGTTCATCGGTAGCAGATGTTACCTTTTCAGCGCCGATGCTATCTAAGAAGGCTTTGAATTCGCCTTTAGCTTTCGTTTTATCAGTAGCTTTTGCCATTACGTCTTTTACTGCTTCACGAGTTGCTTCAAGGCTAGGAACCTCTACTTTAGGTTCTTCAGCTTTTGCTGGTTCTTCTTTAACTGGTTCAGATTTAGGTTCATCCTTAGGAGCTTCTACTTCTTTAACTGGTTCAGCTTGTTTAGGAGATTCCTTCTTAGCAGGTTTTTCGTCTTTAACAGGTGTACCTACGATGGATTGATATAGGTCTTTCACTTCTTGTTCTAATTCAACTGCTTTATCAACTGTGATTTTTAACTCGATCATTGTTCTATTCCCTTTCGGCTTAATGATGTGATATACTTTAAATGGATATTTTTCTATGCGCCCTTTAGCATTGCCGTGCTTTGGGGTGCTTTTTTTTGTGCCCAAGTGCTCGCACTCATCAGGAATGCAGTAATCTCTATTAGGGCACGTTGTACAGTCTCGCAATGTCCTCACCTCCTTTCACTAGGCACGTTTGGATAAACGTGTTATTCTATTTACACACGGGTGAATGTCTTTACAGTTATCGCACACAATTCGAGGCTTACCTGTTAGGTACGACCAATTTGTGTAAGGACTTTTAATTCTTTTATTACAAAAGGAGCATCGTTTATCGTTCATACTCTTTTAACTCCTCAATCCAGTATCCAGTGAGTAACCAAAGAGTGATACCTAGTAACCCCTGGCACATACCAGTCCATAAATCAATGCGGTCTATTTCGATAGAACCGACAGTTCCTACTACTAATATGGCTGCAATAATGCGAAGCGCATAAACTACTTTCATCATGTCTACTCTCCTATTCGTGCCTGGCATCGTTTAGCAAGCCAAGCATTAAACGAATCAACGTGGATAAGGCGTTTACCTCCACGCTTACCGATTTTCATGGACGGAAAGTCAAAATCTTGCGCCCATTCTCGGATAACGGCTTGCGGTACGCTAGCAAGTTCTGCAGCTTCCGCTACTGTGATGCACATCTTATTCATATGCACCTCCTAGAATGCTAGAAGCACAAGGGATAACATTACGAACAAACTTATACCTGCGGACAAGCCTAGCGCTAAAATCCATAAGCAACAACTAGCTAGTTCTAATAATTGTTTTTTATTCATAGCTACCTCCTATCTAACTTAGGGTTGTAGTAATCGGTTTCCCAAAAGTCGTGACTTTCGTTATCATCGACACACAACGCATAGCAGATACCAACGACTGTCGACATTTGCACTGACTTTCCCTTGATAGCTCGGTTTAATGTATCCATCGAGATTTCAGCTTGTTTGATCAGTGCCGTCTTAGTCATGCCTAACTCGTTCATGCGTTCCGTAATGGATTCGCCGAACATTCTGATTACGAATTCTTTCATAACCTATCCTCCGTAACGGTTTAACCGTAATCAACTATAAAAAAATAATGTCGTCATACGTTACACCAAATACTTCTTGTATCTTTTTTATGTGAGGAACATCAGGGTAAGAGCGTTTACGCTCCCAATTTCCCCAAGTATCAACAGACACTCCAATCGCTTTAGATGCCGTAAGTTGAGACCAGTTTTTTGAAGCCCTTAACATCTTTAATGTATACTTCATAAGCTGCCGCCTTTCTTGACACTCACATCTTGTTTACAGTCAGCAATATACTTCGGTTTAACCGTAATGTCCATAAACTAAAC